TCATATAATTTCTCCTGACGTTATGTCGGTTAGTCTGCACTTTTGAGGAGACTGCCCAAGGACAGTCCGAAGTGCCATAAAAATAAGGGAAGAGAGTTCCCGAAGGAACTCCCTTGGTAGTTAGAAGACGATTTCATCTTCCATCAAGTCACCATCTGTAGCAGCAGACGCAGGTGTGCCAATCACATCAAAGCCTGAAGAAGATGGGTTGTATTCTACTAGGTTGGTAACCTGTACACCAGATAGCATAGAGGCGATACCTTTACGACCAGCAGTCTCATATGGGTACTGGTAGACAATTACGTTACCAGTAGAACCATTACCAATCTTCTTAGCATCAACTGCTTCAAGCTGTGTATCAACGACACGTACAGGAGAGTTCTCTGTACCGTCTGACTTGATAGCTTTACGTTTTAGAGAGACAACGAACTTGCCATCTTTCTCTTTAACGTTGAAGTAGTTGTCTTTAAGCTCCTTAGCTTTGGCTTTATCTTCAGTAGCAATCTGAAGCTCCCATTGAAGTGTACCGAAAGGTGACACAGGCTGATCTAGCTTAGCCCAGTTTAGTTCAACGTTATCGATACGGAAATTGCGACGTTCAATTGTCATTTGAGTAATCCTCATTAAGTTTTAGAGTGGCATGATTGCCATTGAAGAGACGAGCGAAGCGAGGCTCCACTACATTGTGTACACAGGAACACAGTAAGTCCCTGAAGAGTTCTGTACAGCTTCTAAGCAGTCTTCTTTAGACAAATCATAGTCAACTATGTATGTCGTTGAAACACCATTAGAAAGCACAATAGTTAGTAAGAGGATATACATGGGATGCTCTCCTCTTCCATCTGAATAAGAATCCTTGAGAGTATATCCCAAGGCTCTTCCATAGTGAACTCTGACTCATGCATTACTGAGCGAGCTATGAGATTACTATCTGCTTCTGTCATCATTAGATCAAGAAAGAGATAGTTACGGATCTCATCAAATGTTGTTGTAGTACTCATAGACCTAACTCCTTGAGTAGTTGTATAGCTGTTGTCATTTTATCACGTTCAGCTTCTAGTTTATCAAGTTTAGCTTGAATAGCTGCTATAGGATTAGATGGACGCATACGAGAGACAGCAATACCTTTGGTATCATAGTCTTCTGTACGTGTGTTTCTCATCCATGTGTAGATATTCATCGCACTAATGTTTAAAGCACGAGCTAGATGTGCTTGTTTAAACTCACCACTACGTACTAGATCACATACTTCTTTACGGAATGCATTGGTAAATTGGATCTTACCATTAGTAGAACGTGGGAATGTTAGAACTTGAGCTTGAAGTTTAGTTAGATTAGTCATTGGATTTCTCCTAAGGTTTATTTAAAGTTAGAGTTAAAGAAGTCTATACATACAATCATGTAGTAGACAGAAGTTAAGGCTACTGCAGAGCCTATGAGAAAGATTAGAGTGTCCATTAAGAACCTCCTACATTTTAGTTATATCATTGTATGCTACTACTATAGCAACACACAATACAGAAGCACATAGCAATCCCCATGTACCTACAAAGATATCATAAGTCATGCCAAGGCTCCGTCACTAAGATGATCTCATAGTGCTCATAGATTGTGTTCTCTATGATTTCTACAAGATCTTCACGATGTTTGGTACGACAGATCTTAGCACCTGTCTTCTTGTCTATTAAGTAATACATTATGTATCTCCTATAGTTTAGTTTGACAACACCTTGTCGGTAATGTCGGTAGAAAGGGAAAATAAGGCGTATCATAGGTCATCCCTACCCCGTGAGTAATCTCACCGTAAGCATAGAACCCAGAGCATACGCTTTATTAAAAAAAAGAACTAGACCCCTACCCTTTGATCAGTATTATTATCGAACACTGCACATCGGGTAGGATTCCTTAGACCTAACAACTCTGGTGGTCAACCAGTGGTACATTTATTACACACCCTAGTTAAGCAGGTGTGGAGGCTATACTGGAGCTTACCCAGTACTCTCAATCCCCATACTAAGACACTCAAGGATAGGGGTGATAACCCTGAGTGAATTGTGTAGTGAATTATGTAGAGACCCCACTACGGGTCTGAATAGTCCTTGCTTCAGAGGTAGGCTTTACTCCCAATATAAGTCTTTAGGGAAACCTACTTGATTAATCAAGGGGCGAGTTACGGGACATCCCCAGCACTCTCATTGAAGAGACGAACGTAGTGAGGCTCCACAGTATTCTAACAGAACAACAACACCAACAGATAACTAACAGATATCTAACAGAGTTCTAACAGAAGTCTAAGAGAGTATATCTAAGTATAACTACTACTACTTATACCTTAACATATATCTATAGATAGTACCGGGGCATCCCCCTATAAGGAGTTCATATTCCAAGCTATTGATATGTAAGGGAAAACTGAGAGTATCCCTGAGAGTATCCTTGAGAGTATCCCTGAGAGTTTCTTAAGGAGTACAGAGCAATTGTGTCTCCTACTAAGTTCTACCTCGGTTACTCTCGAAGAACACCTCACCTCTCAGGAATCCCCTAAGTATCTATGCAATTATCTAATAAGAACTCCTTATAGGAGAATATATAACTCTGAGACCTCCTGAGAAGCTCTCTGAGACTCTCTGAGAGTTTCCCTGAGGGTTTCCCTGAGAGTTCTTTAGCTAAGCTGAGAAGCTCTCTGAGAGGATTGAGGGGGTATCAAAAGTATTCGAGGGTACATATATGGGGGTTTATTATCTGCTGTGTGTAGAGACAAAGCTCTCAATCCCTGAGAAACCCTCTGAGATAATCCTGGGGGTACTCAAAGTTATCTGAGGACACGATAGCAATGAAAAATAAACAACAACTTATAAAATTAGTAAAGGAAAAGGAGAAGCGAGTTCTCTTAGACAAGTATGAGAATGACTTTGCTGCCTTTGCTGAAGAACAGATCCAGATCATTACTAAGGATGCATCACAGGGGTTTGTTCCCTTTAGGCTTAATGAAGCCCAGAGGTATATCACAGAACAATTAGCTAAGCAGTTAGAAGAGACAGGAAAGGTACGTGCTATTATACTTAAGGCACGACAACAGGGTATCTCTACTTACTGTGCTGGCAGGGTGTTCTGGAAATCCTACTACTCACCTTATTCCCGTTCGGTGATCTTGGCTCATGATAGTGCTACTTCGGATGCATTGTTTAGTATGAGTAAGAACTTGATAAGGAATATGTCAGGTAACTTAAAGCCTGAGGAGTTGAGGAGTAACGCTAAGGAGATTATCCTTAAGAGTCCTTCGTTCAAAGACAAGGACGCTACGGCTTCGTACAGACTGTATACAGCAGGAAGTCCGGAGGCGGGTCGTGGTACTACGCCAACCATATTACATGCATCAGAGGTGGCGTTTTGGCAGCATGATGAGAAGATCCTCGCAGGTCTTTTCCAAGGTATTTCACAAGCTGCTGGTACTGAGGTGATATTGGAGAGTACTGCTAATGGTGCTACAGGGGAGTTTTATCGCCTGTGGAAAGGAGCAGTAGCAGGAGAGAATGAGTATCTCCCTATATTTCTCCCATGGTATCTTACCAGTGAGTACCGAAGACCTGCCCCGGAAGGGATGGAGTTGACAGAAGAAGAAGAGAAGCTTCAAGCTAACTATGACTTAGACCTAGACCAATTGTATTGGCGTAGGTTGAAGATAGCAGAAGGTGGGGAACTTAAGTTTAAGCAAGAGTATCCTGCACATGCTGATGAAGCATTCTTGGTATCTGGTAGTAATGTCTTTGACGTAGACAAGTTGAATCAGTTGATTCCTGAACAACCTGTTAAGGTATCCTCATGGGATGCTAACAGTAAGATGTTTGAGGAAGCACGAGAAGGTAAGCTACAGCAGTGGGATTATCCTGATTGGGATAAGCCGTACATTATAGCAGCAGACGTATCTTTAGGGGTAGGTCAGGACTATAGTACAGCAGTAGTGATGGATCAGGAGTATAGAGTATTAGCTTTGTACAGAGACAACAAGATAGACCCTAGTACCTTTGGGGAACTCTTATTCTATTTGTCTCGCTACTACAACAACGCCTTCTTACTTGTTGAGTCTAACAATATGGGTATAGCTACATTGCAGAAGTTGGAAGCAATGGGTCATAGTAACTTATATAGGCAGACAAAGATAGCGAATGTGTCTAATGAAGATGGGACACGATTGGGTTTCCGTACCACCCAAGCAACAAAACCAGTAATCATTGGTAACCTTAAGAAACTCATTGAGGATGAGGGGATATGGATTCCTTCAAACATAATGATACAGGAACTCAAAGATTACATAAGTACGTCTACGGGTAAGACAGAGGCAGCACCCGGAACACACGATGATACAGTTATGGCATTAGCTATGGGATGTGAGTTATTACGTACCCATAGTGAGAAGTTGTCTAATAACAAGGTATCGTGGAGACAACAAGTTAACCAGTACGAAGCAGACGACACAAACTGGTTGTAAAGAATACCATAGTCCTCACCCTGTCTGGCATAGCAGGGGGTATAAAAATATGCTACTACCTCCCCACCACATATGAGGGACAAAATTAATATGCACTCCTTATAGGGGAAAGAACGAAATGTAGTTTACTACGTTAACAAGTTTCTTTTAGAGAAGCCTAAACGTACCTGCCACACACATGAATACGTCTAGACTTTGCAGCCATATTTAGGTTTCTCTAAAGGGTACTACTTCTATAACTAAATGATATAAAAGTTTATTCTAAGTATAGGGCATATCGCCCTTAGATTGATTGTATGATCCCCGGAGGGAAGATATGTCTCGTTTTATTCAGGAAGGGTCTAAGCCTCAAAAGACTCCAAAAGAAAGCAAGCCACGTAAGTTGGCAGGTGATAAGGGTTACGATTACGGTAACCTTAAAGATTCTAAAGATATCCCACTCAAGAGAGGTAAATAATGTCAGGTTATCAAGAAAAGGTTACAGACGAACAGTTAGTTAACCTTGTTGAGTCTGGGATACAGCAGAGTGCAGGGGACTGGTTAAGTAGTAATGATCTAGCTAATGAACGTCTTAAGTCTACTTATGAGTTCGCTGGAGTAGCTACAGGCCATTTGTCTCCCCAAGGTGTGTCTACTATCGTAGATACTTCTACCACGGAAGTGGTGGAGGCATACACTGCTGTGCTTTGTGATTTGTTTATTAACAACAACCGTCTAGCTCGTTTCATCCCTATGGATGACAAGCCGGGCTCGTTTAAAGAAGCCAAGCTTGCCAGTATGGTAACTAACTACGCTATCTTTAAGCACAATAAAGGTTGGGAACTCATTGAGACATGGATCAAGTCTGCACTACTTTGGAAGAATGGTGTAGTACGTTGGGACTATGTTGAAGATTATGAGTATACAATTGAAGAGTATGATCGTATTGATCAGCTTAAGCTAGATGAACTTCTAGCAGATGAAGACATTGAGATCATTGGTGATCTGGAGTTTGAGAATGACTTCGCAGATGTAGACCCAATGACAATGCAGCAGGGGGAAGCAACCCTTGTCTATGTCAACGTCCGTCTTCGTAGACGTACAGACAAGAGCCGAGTTAAGATTGAGAACATTCCTCCAGAGAACTTCCGTATCTCTAAGGATGCTACTTCAATCACTGATGCCTCATTTGTAGGTGTACAGACAGAGCTATCTCGTTCAGAGATCCGTAAGCAATGGCCTGATATCGCTAAGAAATTTAACGATGATCCAGAGTTGTGGAATGAACTGAGTGGAGAAAGTATTAACCGTTATAATGTAGACGTAGCAGCACGTAAGCTAGTAACAGGTCAAGATTACTATCAAGGTAATTACACTAATGTAAGTGATCTGGAAGCAAACCGTGAAGTTGTAGTTACAGAATGTTGGCTTAATGTAGACAGGGATGGCGATGGTATCGCTGAGCTTAAACACATCATCACAGCAGGTTCTCACATCCTGTATGAAGAAGATGTAGATTCTATCCCTCTTGCCTCTCTGACACCTATAGACATCCCTCATGAATTCTTTGGATTGTCTATGGCAGACTTCTCACGTTCTTCGACACTAGCGTCAACTGCTATTCTACGTGGGTTCGTAGAGAACACATACCT